TTGGGATCCGCTTAATTCTGTATGCATTAAGTGTGATAAACGTTGCAAGCGCGGGCAAGGGATTGTAAACGAGTTAGGGATTAAGAGGTTACATGGTTAATATTTCTAAATCAAAAAGAGCGCAAGGGGAAATTAACACCAAGCGCTTTCGGTTTAATCCTAATCATAGAAGTAAGCGGGTTAATTTAAATATAGTTATAGAGAATGTAATTTTTGACGGAGAGCATGTAATTTTTGACGGCGAGCAGGTAGTAGCATAGGAGAGGAAATATGAGAAAGCTATTTACAATATTGTTTTTATTACTGACCGCGGGAATAGCAAGAGGAAATTTAGTTTTGACTCCGGGTGAGGGGGTAGATATAGTTAAAAACTCTACCGCTTCAACGGTTACGATATCGGGAGAGGACGCGACGGCGAGCAATAAAGGAATTGCTTCTTTTAGTTCATCAGATTTTTCAGTTTCTGGCGGGGCTGTTACTTTCCTACCTAATTCTACGACTCTTACGCAATATACCCCTATTGCTCATAACACTAACACATCTAATCCTCATAGCGTAACCAAGGCGCAGGTAGGGTTAACTAATGTTACTGATATTTTAGCGCAAGCCGCGGATGCTGATTTAGCAACCTGGGCAAACACTACTCCTTCAGCTAACGGTCAATCGTTAGTTTCTGCCGCAGATTATGCCGCAATGCGCGGCTTGCTTGATTTGGAGGCGGAGACAGATTTTAACGCGTATAACAGTAATTTATCAATACTTTCCCAGGGGTTAAACTCCACATACATTTGGGTAGGGAACGATACTAATGTTACAACCGCTGTGGCGGTAAGCGGGGATATACAACTAACTAACAGCGGGCAAATGTTTATTAAATCTAATTCCGTAGCATTGACAGCTGACACTACCGGCAATTATGTTACTAGCGTAGGAACTATTTCTCCATTAACTGGGGGGCTTGCTGGTGTTGAGGGAGCAATCCTAACATTGTCTATACCAGCGGCTACTACAACGGTATCTGGATATTTGACTACTGTGGATTGGAACATTTTTAACAGTAAAGCTAATTTAACAGGGAACAATACTTTTACCGGCAACCAAACGATTACTGGCGATGTTATTGTTGATGGTTTTCTTTCATCTGACACCACAGTAAACCAATCCACAACTCCCACAGTTTTAGCGTCTCAAACAGCTGAAACGTTGCAAAACGGGTCTGCATTTACCGGCACTGACGCTACGCTGTCAACAGTGTATCAGGCGGTAAAGTTTACAGCTACTGCCGCGCACACTATGGGTGATTTTACAATCAGAATTAAAGAAAGCGCGAATATAACTAATACTACAGATAACTTAATTGGTTACATTTACGCTGATGACGGCGGGTCGCCATCAAAACCTACAGGGTCGGCGTTGGCTACAGGTTTATCTATTAAGTTTGGGACAATTACCAGCACATACCAGATATTATCTGTAGGCACACAATATACTATGGTTTCTGGGACGACATATTGGTTGGTCTTAAAACGGAGTGCAACTCCTACGGGTGGAAATATTATTTTAGACTCAGATGTTTCCTCAAATATGGGGGCAACATCATCTGATGGAACAACGTGGACAAACACTGATGTACAATTATATTATTTAATTAGAGGGAAAACGTATTACGGAGTCTATGGTTCTTCGACGAATAATTTGGGAGTCTCTGGTGCTTCGGAGAATAGTTATGGAGTCTATGGTTCTTCGGAGAATAGTTATGGAGTCTATGGTTCTTCGACGAATAGTTGGGGAGTCTATGGTTCTTCGACGAATAATTTGGGAGTCTATGGTTCTTCGACGAATAATTTGGGAGTCTATGGTCTTTCGACGAATAATTATGGAGTCTATGGTTCTTCGACGAATAGTTTGGGAGTCTATGGTCTTTCGACGAATAATTTGGGAGGCTATTTCAACATAAATCCATCCACAACAAACACTGTTGCTGAAATAATGAGATTACAACGGACAACATCCGCCACCGCCGCTGACGGTATTGGTGGAAGCATTGATTTATACACCGAAGATTCAGCGGGAACGGCTGAATTAACTGGCAGAATATCTAATTTGTTAACCACCGCAACATCGGGCGCTGAAACGTCGGCGATAACGTTTTGGACAAGGGATGGCGGCGCGGCAATTTCTGAAAAAGTAAGGATTGCGGGGAATGGGAGTTTATCAGTCGCAGGTAAAATATCCAGCACAATGTCGTCTCAGACACTGGGTGCTGGCGTAACAACTATCGCGATAACAAGGGACGTGGTAAAAATTACTGGAGACGCTGGAGCAAATACAATAGCAACAATAACCGGTGGAGTATCTGGGCAGAGGTTAACGTTAATATTTGTTGATACTCTTGTCACAATAACGGATACCGCCGCGGCTACGGCGGATACGGTTAATTTATCCGCGGCGTTTACCAGCACGGCGGACGATACAGTAACATTAGTTTACGACGCGAATAAATGGTTTGAAGTTGCGCGGGCAGTTAATTAAAACTATGAAAACAGAAAGGATAAAAACATGAAAAGGTTAATTTGTTTGGTAGTAATTGGGTTAATATTCGGGTTAGGCACACGCGATTGTTTTTCCGCTGAGACGGTGGTTAAGGTTGATAACTATTCCGCCAATATCACTATTTCTGAAACGAATGAGGTTGACGGAGTTAGAACAAGTATATCGAGGGAAAAACGGTTTACGTTAAAAGAGTTGGAAGAATCAAAATCGAGCGCTGAAGCAGCGCTTAAATCTTGGCAAGAAGAAAAAGTTAAAGCGGAAACGAATATTGCTGAACAAACAAACCGAGTAGCGATGTGGGATAGGTTAATTTTAGAGGCTAAGAATTTAAAGATTATCGAAAAATTAGATGTTGTGAAAAAGTTAGACGTGGTGGAAGTAAAATAATTAACTAATTGGACTGATTGTAAATAACTGTTCAGACAATGCCACATTTATTCCAAACATAATATTTTATTTGCGGGGGCGCGGTGAAACTAACTTTACCAACCTGGATAATTGTGGGGGGAATAGTGTATATAATGGCGATGGTGATTAAATCAAATTGGGGCGGGAAATGACATTTGCCGAGGGGGCAATTATTGGCGGACTGGTTTTAACCATGTTGGGAATTATTATAGAAGCGATCCGCAGATTTTATATCCAGATTCAGGAATTAGCCGCGAATAAAGAAGCGTCCCACGCCCGGATTTATGAGCGGCTGGATGAGACCAAAATTAAGGCAGATGAAAAATTTGCCAGCAAAGAAGTCTGCCAGATTATGCACAAACAAATATCCGACGCGCTGAGTGATATTAAGACGGATGTAAAATTATTGCTGAAGAAAAATAATGAGTAACGAAAAACGTATTGATAATAAATGCCCGCGGTGTAATGGTAATATTGGCGAGTATGCCGGCATAATTCAATGTATGGATTGCGACTGGAAAAAAGAGGAAGAACGGAAAAATAAAATACCCACGGATTTGAATGAGTGGAAAATAAAAGGCGGGGGATAAATGAAACAGCAATTTTTTAAAGGAAAAACCGCAACACTAAAACTGACAATCTATTCTGGCAACCGGCCACTTATTCCCGATTCCGCTACGATTGTATTATATAAACCGGGCGGGGATACTGAGTTGCAAGCATTGGTTGCTGTAACAGCGATTGACTCGACTACAGGCGAGATGTCTTACAGCCTTACCGCTATTCACACCGCAGATAATGACCTTAATTATCGTGCTGTTTGGTCTTATGTAACAGGAGGCGTAACTTATTACGAAACTCAACTATTTGATGTAGTTAAATCTATTTTATCAATCCCGATCACCGACGATGATTTGTATGCTGAATTAGATAGCTTACGCAAAGCCAATGTTCAGGCAACGGGAACAGCGACCAGCGCAACATCGTCCACGTTATTAGATACCGCCAAGCGCAAAGAAGAAGATAGTTACTGGAAAGGCGGAACGATTAAGATCTTAGCGGGGACAGGAGTGGGACAGCAAAGAGATATATCTGAGTTTACTTCTTCAACAAGTACAATTACTGTCAGCCCTGCATTTACTACGACCCCGGATAATACCAGCGTTTATCAGGTTGTTAGGTCATTTAATGAAAAAATTCAGCAAGCGTTCAGGACATTAGAAACCATGCTTTACAATAAAGGTAAACGCCATGAGTTGATTCTGGAAAGCTCACAGGTTGAAATACCGCTTATTTACCTGGCAATCCATTTAATCGCTTTAGACTTAATGGACGAGCAAAACGATAAATGGGATAGGCTGGCCCAGGCTTACGAGAAAAAGTTTAACGACGCTTTCAATAATATGCACCTGGAATACGACGCGGATGAATCCGGTAGTGTAAGCGGAGAAGAAGAACAAGCTAATCCTACAGAGATAACCATAGGCAGAGCATGAGAGTAAGTGTAAATATCCTTAACTGGAATTGCGGCCCGATACTCAAGGAAACTATTAAGCTAGTTAAGCAAGAGGCTGATGAGGTTATTGTTGTTGATAATGGTTCGACTGACGGCACGCAAGATTTAGCGACAATAAGATTCCCTGAGAATAGAGGTGTATCAATAGGCAAAAACGCAGGCATTGACGCAAGCAACGGGGATTATATTCTATTGCTCGACGGGGATATCCTCTACATCCCCAAAACGATAAAGTGTATGGTTGATTGGCTTGAGAAAAACCCGACAGAACAAGCCATAGGGTTTTATCCAAATAAGTTTGCCAGAGAGAAAAACAAAGCAGAATCATATTGTTGGAATTTATCCGAGCCAAAAATTCATACCACAGTTTGTCTATTCTATGGGATGTTTAGGCGATCAGTATTTGATAAATGTAGATGTTCGGTTGATGGGCCATTCGCGGGGCCCGGCTACGCTTGGGAAGATACAGACTTTTATTACCAGATGAAAGAAGCCGGAATTAAGCAATGGGTTGCCGGAATAAATACAACCATTGGCAGGTATTATCACGAGATTAATTCTTCAATCCGGCAAATGGGAAACGAAGCATATATTAAAACATCTAAAGAACGGCATGAATACTTCAAGGAAAAATGGACAAAACGCCAGTTACAAGACAACCTTTTACTTACAGTTTCAGCGAGTTAATAGATAAACTTTCTATTATCTCAAAGAAAGATTTATTTAATTTACCGGGCGCGCGAGCAGAACTTGATTTAATTATGAAATGGCTTAATGACGCGGGGATTGACGCTTACACAATACTTTCAATTATCCGTATAACCCAGGCGAATAATGATATTTGGCATTTAGAACATGAGTTAAGAAATGCCGTAGTTGGGGATTTCCCTGAGAATGTCGTCGGGCGCATTGCTGAGAAAGTTAGAGAGCATAATAAAACCAGGGTACGATACATGAATGAACTAAACAAATCTTGTGGGGAAACACAGGTCAATGAGAAAGTGCAGCATTTAAGCGAAGATATTTATACTAAATACTATAATGGACAAAGTAATAAATAAACACATAGACGAGATTGAAAAGTTGGAAGAAGAATTTAATGCCGACTTAAATTCTATTATTAAAGATATAGACATTAATGATGTAATTGAAAATGCTGAATTTACTATGTCAACAGTTGCTGACGATATTAAAGAATTATTTGCGGAGAAATACGCAATACGGGCCGCTGAGTTGGGGATAAGGTTTGCGGAGATGATAGAGAAAAAGATTGAATCAGATAAAACAATTAAGGTTGATGACAGTAAAAACCCGACGCTGAACCAATGATAAAAGTAAGCACTAAATTTAATATGGCTATTCCTAATTTTGATATGACAACCGAATTAGAAACTATTGCAGAAAGAATATTTATTCCTTCTATGCAAGCGGGTATTGATATAAGGGCGGCTATTGACGGGACACAATTACCGCATAATGAGGAAGCGACGATTAAGCGCAAAGGGCATGATAGGCCGTTAATTGAAACGGGAAACCTTAGAAGCGCATTTCTTAAAATTCCGTTAGGTAAAAATAAAGTTAAAGTTACTTTGGCTTCTGTGCGAAAAAATATAGGTGAATATTTGCAGTTTGACGGGGTAAGGACTAAATCAGGAATGAAATATTACCGGTTTTTCGGGATTAATCCGACAATGGAGCAAAGCGCTATTAATTTTCTCAAGAGCAAAATTAAAGAAAGGATCCATGGACGAGCGAAATAGAGGAATAATCCGGGCGGCGTTAGACAAAGAGCTGGAATCTTTAGAGATAGTATTAACTGCTAAAGCGACACGAACAGCGATAACTATTAATGAGTATATTGATTTAAGCCTGGCGCAAGGAGTTGACGCGGATATTTTAGAAGCCAATTTATTGAAAGATTTAGAAGAAGGCGGTAGAATATTTGGCGAGTTTAGAAATTCGATTAAAGCCACAGTTTCCGGGGCGATTGGCCGCACGCGAGACGGGGCGCAGTTGGCAATAATTGGGGTGGATACAAAATACCGATGGAGTGCTGTATTGATTAATACCTGCCCGGATTGTTTAGAGAGGCATGGCAAAATTATGAAGTGGGAAGATTGGGAAGTTGAGGGATTGCCAAGAACAGGGCAAACAGTGTGCGGGGCGAATTGTAAATGTGTTTTATTGCCGGAAGTAGCAACGGAGTTAGAGCCGATTATTAGGGGGAGATAATGAGTTTTGACCTTTTAGCAAATGGGATTAAGAATTTATTGCAAGGTTTGGGATATTCTGAATCAACAGAGGCGGTAGATTTTGCCAATGCGTCCAGCAATGAATACAGCAATACTTTTATTTTAAAATCAATAAAAGGAGAGATAGCCGATGACAGTATAGTTAACCAATTAGATGACCGCCAAGCGTGGGAAATACAAATTGCGTTTGAAAGGTCATCGCAGAATGATATTACCAATCGGGAAATTGCGGTTAGATCCAAAGATATAATTCTTACCACTCTCGACAAACCCGCGAATTGGTCGAGTTTTGCGACGGTGATTAAATATAAAAGCTGGGAATTAAAAGAATTTCCTAATTATTTTATATTGAGCGTCCAGCTCGAAATTATAGATAGATTAACTTATTAAAAAAGGAGAAAAGAAATGTTTACGAAGAAGACTGTTTTATACGGAAAGATAGAATCCCCTTCCGGCAGCGATAGCACACCTACTGCTGCCGCTAACGCAATTATGGCGTTTAATGTAGCATTGGATACTAACCCGGACATGAAAGAACGCAACCCCGGAAATTCAGACAGGTCATTATTTGCACAGGTCAGGGGCAAGACCATTGCCGAGGTTAAATTCTCAGTGGAGTTAAAAGGATCAGGAACACCCGGAACAGCTCCACGTTGGGGAGCGTTAATGCGGTCGTGCGATAGATTGGAAACAATCGTGAGTGCAACCTCAGTAACATACGCCCCGGCGCTGGCTTCTGAAACCTGCACGATTTGGGTTAATATTGATGGGATACTTCATAAATTGACCGGCTGCGCGGGAGATGTTGAAATTGATAAAACTGCCGGCGAAAAGGCTATGATTAATTTTACATTCCAGGGAATGTATGCTTTACCTACGGACAGTGGAATTGAAACTCCAACCTTTGATACTACGGGCCCGCTTGTTTGTAGAGGCGAAACCATGACTTTCGGTTCTTACGCCGCGATAATTGAAAAGTTATTGCTTAAATTTGGCAATAAGATTGTGGAGCGCACCGATTTTAACGCTACAGAGGGGGTTAAGGCATTTATTGTTACAGATAGGGCGCCCAGCGGGACGATGAGTGTTGAAGCGGTATTGCGGGCCACAACTAACGCGGATTTCTGGCTATATTTTAATGGAGGAACAAGCAAAGCTCTTTCTTCTGTCCTGGGAGCTACTGCTGGCAATATAGTAACCATTACGGCGCCGGCTTGCGTGCTTAATGCGCCGAAGTATGGAGATAGGGACGGGTTAAGGACAATGGATGTGGATTTTCAGTGCGCGCGGTCAAGCGGGAATGATGAAATTACGATTGCTTTGACTTGATGAGGTTTTTGCTAATGATAAAAAAGACGATGGCAACGAGGAATAAAATAATTCCTATATCAAGTCTCAACAATGCAAATGCGCCGACTGAAGTAAAAATCAATAAACCACCTATGATACCGAATAAAGTTTTCATAGGAGAAGTATAACATAAAAAAAGCGAATTACAAGTTTTACACTACACCTTAATAGGAGGGGATATGCTGGGGATTGACCCATTTGAAACAAAAGAAATTGAGATTGAAGGAGTGAAATTTACCCTGGGCCATATAATTGACCGTAAAATGCTTGCTTTAGGGTTAAAATTATCTCCGATCCGGGATAAATTAGCCAATAAAGAAGCGGTTTTAGCTGATAATGATTTACTCCTACTTAATGATTATAAGTATGAAATTGTTAAGTATGGAATTAAAGGACATAGTGGGTTTTGTATTAAAGAGAAAGAAATTCTTTTTAAATACACAACAATAGAAGAGTTTGGCGCAAAGCGTAATATTGTAAGCGAGGAAACACTAGAATATTATTCCGCCAATGAATTTATTGATAAATTGGCTACGGAAATTTTATTACTAAACAGAATCAGTACCGAAGAAAGAAAAAACTGATTTTGGCAATCTGGGAGTTAGAAGGACTAGATTGCCGCAAGTGTGATGAATCAGTTAAATTGTTAAGAGGTTGCGAGCATGATGTTCAGCCGTTTGATGTACGAGGCGAGCAATATACACGGTGTGCAAAAAAACTTGTTACAGAAAAAACTTACCTCTGGTTGGAGTATTACAGATTTTTTGAAAAAGGAGTGTTTCCCGACGGACAAGGGGTATTAAATCAAACTCATAAATTTATTAAAGTTGTAGAGTTTATAAGCATAGAAATAAGCAAGTTTAATCAAGCGAGGATTAAGAATGGCAGAAAAACTTGAGTTAATCATTCAGGTGATTGATAACGCTACAAAAGAAATTCAGGGCGTTAAAGACCAGCTCAATGGCATTACAGATAACACAAGAAAGGCTAGCGAAGCCACAAAAAATAGCACTAAAGAAATGAATAAAAACTGGACTTCCTTGACAATAACCATGATGGGGCTTATCAAGGCTGGGAGGTTATTAAATCAGCAAATTGTTGACTTGGTTAAAATCGGGAAGCAGATAGATCCTGAGTTCCGCGCCGCTATGAATAATTTTGACCAATCAGTTATTAAAGTGAAGGAATCAATCGCTAGGCAGTTAATTCCATATTTACAGACTGCCGCTGAGTGGTGGACAATAATATTAAATAAAATTCCTGCCGGGATGAATAACGATTTATCGCGCGCAAATGATGTATTGATAAGGCAAATTGAAGCGATAGATAGAAGATTAGAAGGTATCAATTTGCGAAGGGAGCAGCTTAAGCCAAATGCAAGCGGATCGGACGAATATTTAAGATTAAATGTTGAATCTGCCGGACTAGAACAACAGCGCGCCGTATTAGTGGGCGCGACTCAAAGCATAGAATTAGATTTAATAAATGTAAAAACAGAAATGGAAACTCAATATTTAGAGGATTCCATGTTTAAGTATATTACTAATGAACAAGAAAAAATTAATCAATCACGGATGTTATATGCTATGTGGAACAATGAAAAAACCGAAACTGTTATGGCGAATCAACAACGTGAAACTGAATTTTACACTTTCGCGCTTGAAACGCAAAAGCAGGCGCACATGTCCATGTGGGCGGTTGCGGGAAAAGCGCGAGATACTTTCGCCAGCGGAACAACTAAAGCATTAATGGATATTACTAAAGGAACATTTGACGCGCGGGACGCGGCAGAAGCGTTGGGACTCCAGCTATTAGAAGTTTTAATTGAATTTATGGTGCAAAAAACTGTTAGTTTCGCGCTTAGTAAAACATTATTAGCTGGAGAAGTTGCGGCGGCGAATGTTTCTGGTTCGTTGGTGGCGCAGGCATGGGCGTCGGCGGCGGCAATGGTATCTTTGGCGACTTTAGGGACTAACTCAATTCCAGCGTCGGCGGGAATAACGGAAACAGTGATTTTGGCTTATGCTTTAGCCGCGCCCAAAGGTTTTGCCGCTGGTGGGCCGGTAGGACTTGAAGGCCCTGAATTAATTATGGTGGGAGAACGCGGCCCGGAATATGTAACGCCAAATCATGAACTTGGGGGAGACAGACAAGTATCAATCCACATAGAAATCAACAATCCCCAAGTGCGCGAATACAGCGACATAGATTCCCTAACCGAAGCAATATCGCAAAGAATATCCCATGAAATAGAAAGGGTCGGATAATGGCAAATATTCAATTAAAGTTTAACACCTTGGAATTAGACGATACGAATAATATCACAATTTCCAGGATTGGAGTTAAGGACAGTAAACCAGTCAAAACTAATGACATTCCGTTAATTGACGGGGCAATCGCAGAAGAAGCAAATCTAAGTTATAAAACCATAACCATTGAGGGAGATATTGCCGGGACGAGCCACGATAATTTAAGGACTAATTTAGATACGTTGCGCGCCGGGTTGCAAGGGCTTCATAAATTTACTACCGATGATGAGCGGTATATCATGGCGCAGTTTAAGGATTTTAATTATTCTTACGAACATTTATCAAGATTTGCTAAATGGAGTGCCAGTTTTATCGCGCATTTTCCGTTTTGGTTGTCTGAAACATTATATACCGACGAGAGAGTGCCGACATCGGGCGTGAGTTATATAATCAATAACGCCGGCAACGCTCCGGCCAGGGTTAAAATTGAGGTCACTGCTCCCGGTGGAGGCATTGCGGATAATTGCCAGATAGAAAATCAAACCGTAGATAAAATCTTTCAATACAGAGGAACAATCTCAGATTATGAAACCTTAGAGGTTGATAATCGGGTGGTTACTGATGATTTCAAAGTTTTGGATAATGGAGTTTCGGACTTCCCTAATTTTGAGGGAGATTTTATTTATTTACAACCGGGGAATAATACACTCATATTTACAGGGACGGCAAACGCTATAGTTAAGTTAAGTTGGCGCGCCGCTTGGTATTAATATGGCTACTGCTAAAGATTATAATGTTGAATGGCGGGATAAAAACGGGAATCTTAAGGGATATTTAACGCCTTATGTTTCTAATGTAAATTGGGAATGGAATAGGTTAGGCGGGTGCGGACGGTGCGCTCTCACTATAAACAAAAAATACAGGGAATTAAATTTTGAGCCGTTAGATGATATTCAAATTAGAGTTAAAAAATCCGACTTTATGGATTCATTAACGAAATTGTTAATCCATTTCGACGGTGTTGACGCGGCCACAGCTTATACAGCAGAAACGGGGCAAGTGGTAACCTTTGCGGGAACAGCGCAGTTAGATACCGCGCAGAAGAAATTTGGAACAGCTTCATTATTGCTCGATGGTAATTCTGATTATGTAACTGTGCCTAATTCAACAGATTTTGATTTCGGAACTGGTGATTTTGCTATAGAATTTAGAGCAAGATGGAATGATAGAACAGGATTGCAGATTTTAGTAGGTAGAGGAATAGCAGGCACAGATTGTTGGTATATTTTTAAAGATGCTACTCATCATTTAGGGTTGTATTTTATAAGAGACTCTGCTATAAAAGGGCATTATACAACCAATGATGTGGTAATTTCTGCTGATAATACGTGGTATAGTATTGTTGTGGAAAGAAGCGGGACAGGAGCATATATATTTATAGATGGTGTCAGTAAGACACTTGCATTAGGCACGGCGTTTGGAACTAATAATGTAGGAAGTCTTTCTGCTGTTTTGAATATAGGAAGGGGTATGGATGGCGGTGTTTATAATTATCTTAATGGTTGGATAGATGAAGTTAGGATTTCTAAAGGAATTGCCAGATGGACTGAAGATTTTACACCTCAAAGTTATGCGTATTCCCATGATACTGCATTAACAAAATTAGTTTACCGGGGTTTTATTGACAATATCGTGCCGGCATTAAAAGCCGGGCAGGATATTAAGCTCGATGTCCGGGGATATTTTGATTTACTAAAAAAACGGGTTATTCACACTGCGGGCAATATTCGTGTATATACCAGCAACGAGGTTTCGGTTATTGTTACAAATATTATTGACACTTTTGTAACACCTAATACACCGATTACAAAAGGCACGATTGACGCGGGAAGTTTTACTTGTGATAGTATCAAATTTTTGTCTGATGTTGGAGCGGCATTACGGATTTTGGCGGAATTAACCGGGGATGTTGAGTATGGAGTTGATGAAAACCTGGTTTTCTTTTGGCGAACAGAAAGCGACACGATACGGCATAAATTCTTTATTGGAAATAATGTTAAAACCTTAGGGCGCAGGGTTGATTTTGGGAAACTGGTTAACAAGCTATACCTTGTCGCCGGAGATGTTGCCGGAGTTAAATATAAAAGGACAGCAGAGAACACAGACAGCCAGTCCAGATATTTCTTATCGGAACAGATTATAAATAACGGCTCGATATCTACTGATACGGTAGCAGACCAATACCTCGGAGCATTATTAACCGAGAGCGCGCAACCTGTTCTCAATATTCGGGCGCTGGTGGTTAATACTGATATCAGAATGGAAGATACAATTCCGATGGGGTCGATAATATTTTATGATGTTGCATACGACCGGAATAAATATGCTTCTGAAATTGGAGATATTATTGGCGAAACGGCGGACGGAGGAAGTAATTTAACAATCGGCGAAATCGGTGATGGCGGGAGCGATGCCATTATTGGCGGAGTATATCGCGCGCAAATCAACAGAATATCTTATGAATTATCAGCCACGCCCGGCAGATTTAATATTACTATCGAATTAGGCGACACCGTTTTGGAAACATCCGCCCGAATCAGAAAACTTGAACAGGCAATGAATAGCGAACAACAAAATTAAGGAGTAACTAAAATGGCTTCTTTTCCTCATGCAAAGAAAACTTTTACACAAGCGGTCAACGGCATTACTAAATTAGTTGCTTCACTATTCAACCAGCCCTATGATGAAATTGAAGCAATACAAACAGCGTTCGGCCCGCTTGGGTGCACGTCGCAGAGTTACACAGATAGTTTAAAAAACTTACTTCTTGATTATATCCAGGGCTGTAAAGTTACTTATAGTGATGTTGCTGAAATTAAAGTCGCGGCGGGGATGATTGCAATTCCTGACGCTTCTGGGAATGTGCGTTGGCGTAGGAATACGGCAGAAACCACAGTAAACTGGGCGAATATTGATACCGGGGCGGAAGGTAATGCGACACAATATTATATTTATGCCAGAGCGGATTCAGCGGCAACGACTTTCACGGTTATAATATCTACAAATGCCACAACTCCGACGGGAGGGACTTTTTATCGGCTGATAGGTCAGTTTTATAATAATGCGAGTGGGAATATTGAGCAGGTTTACGGCAAGCATAATATTTCTTTAGGGGCATGGGAAGATAGAACCACGTCTTATGGCGCACAACAAGCGGTTACAGATGGGTTTGTAAAATTGATTTACACAGGAGGTGGTTCATGGGCATTTTTCACCGACGGCAATGCTAATCCAATTCTTCAGTTAGGCGGAACCGATACTCACGCGAGTGACTGTTTACCAGTCCGCAAGGGGGACTACTGGAAAGTTACGGTTACGTCTGGAAGCCCGGTGGTTTATTGGATTTCTAACGGTGGATATTAAAAAGGAGGAATGCATTGGACAGTAAAAAATGGTATCAGAGCAAAGGGATTTGGACAGGAGTTATCACCGCGTTGATTGGGGCCGGAACAGCAATAGCGCAATTGCTCGGAGTAGATTTAAATTCTAACGCATTGTTTGGGGTGATTATATCTGTTCTAGGCGCATTAGGGTTGTATGCCAGAGCGACAGCTGATACAACTATCAAAAAATGACCGCCACTATTTTAGGAATAATAAGCTCGGTTTTGCTGATGATAATTGGCGTATGGAAATATTGCGGTAGGAAATCAGCAGAGCGCCGGAAACAGGCGGAACAAGCGAGAAAGGATTTAGATGACGCGAATAAGAACGATGATCCTGGCAAGTTTTTGGATTCTTTCGGCAGGTTGCGCTAATACTTCAGTTTATGTGTTAGACCAGGCCGAGTTAATCCGGGTAAAGGTTAATCAGAACATTACCGCTAAATATGACGGTTGGTTGTTAAGTGATCGTGCCGTTGACCGGGTTATGAATGCAAAAATCAAAGGGGTGAATTTGGAATGAACATTATTGACGATTACGGCGTTGAGATTATCCTGGCAATCCTAATTGTGGGGGTATTGATAAAATGTTTATAAAAATCATCATCCTGTCAATTCTTAGCGGGATTCTTTATAATTTCGGTGGCCGGGGAAAAGATGGCGCGCTTCCCTGGCTCCCAAAATGGCTGTTTAATAGCAAAGTAAGGGACATTGGCTGTTCCCTATGCTTTTGCCTAGCCTTGCGCCTCCTACACCCTGGGATAGGGCAAATTTGGGCTTATGCGCTCACTTTTGGGCTATCTTGGGCCGCAATCTCGGCATACTGGAAGGGGAAGGCTGTGGATATGAAATCCCGGCACTGGTTTTTGCATGGACTTGGCATTGGCCTGGCCGCAATGCCGCTGGCCTGGGTTGGAATAGCCTGGTGGTTAATTTTGGCCAGGGCGGTTATCCTGGGCCTGCTGATGATGTGGATTAGCGACAGGACGCGGCTGGCGTGGTTGGAAGAAAATGCGCGCGGTTTCTTAATTATACTTACCCTCTTGATATTTAAAATAAATCTCTTCTAAAGTGCGGCCTCCACTCCGCACTCTTTCCTAATGGCCGGGCAGACGAACGAGAGCGTTTGCCCGCGCGCCTTTATTAAAAATAATAGTTGACTTTTTATGAAAAAAGTTTATAATTCTTTTTAAGAAAAGAAATTAAATGGAGAGTGGCAAAATGATTAGTATAAATATAATTTTGGATTTGAGAGTAAAGGCCCTAATCAGCCTTGCCCTTTCTATTGCCCGGTATTGACGCAAGTTGATACCGGGTTTTTTATTTTTTACCGTCTCAAAAAATGCAATAAAAAAATTATTATCGGGGGCTCTAAGCACAATTCTTAACCCCACAATCCTCCTGGTCGGTGGCCCGGCTGGTGAGGAGAGGGAGATTTAGCCGTGGTAATCCGTGACGCCCATCTCCCACGGATTTATTAATTCCACGGGGCCGCTTGCAAAAAACCAAATTCTCCGCGACGGGCATAAATTAGATAATATTTTTTTTATGATTGGATTTTTTCCCTTTTTTTAACCCGGGATCTCTTCCCCTAAAGTTGCTTTTCCTACTCCGTTCTGGGCATAAACTTACTTTTTATTATATTAACATTCAACTAGTAAAAAAACCGCGTAGGAGGCTCAAGGCGAGGCGATTGGCTATCTAAGCGGCTTATATTATTACCCAACTTGAGCACAAATGCGATATAAACAGGCACAACAGCGACGAGTGTAAAATTGATATTGACAAGCGGGTTATAGTATGGTATTATTAGGTAGATGAGGAGGTGATTAGTATGGACGATTACAAAATTACACCAGGCGCCGGTGTAAAAAAATACCTCAGAGAGATTGGGGGTAGAGGTGGGCGCAAAAAATCAGAGCGCAAAACTGCGGCGGGCCGGATTAATTGTGCAAAAGCGTTGGCGGCCCGACAGCAAAAAAATATTAAAAATAATCCTTGACAAAAGCGGCTTGTGTGGTATACTTATAGTAGATAGAGGATAAGATCGCGCCTCGGATGACAGGGGCAATCGCCAGGAGGGGTAAGATGAAAAATTACAAAATCAAGAGGACAAAAGATAACACAATGGTGATTTCCACGGGGCGCGGGGAACATGTTGCGGAATATAAAATGACACCAGGAAGCGAAAAGAAAGAAATTATACGGATGAGATACATTATTAATAAGCATCTGGCCGCGGGCGGCACGATGGGCAATTATCAATGGTAAAAAAACATGAACACAATCGCCAGTAGGATAAAAAATAAAAACTTAATTCCGGCACTCGTAAAGACACGCATTATCCCGTGTCTTTTTTTGTTTTTAACTAAGCAAAATTCTGGCGAGCGAGTGCCGGAGTATTATTTTAGGGGAGGCAGGCATGGAAATTAGGTATTGTAATTGCGGAAAAATCCTATCCACATGGGATATTCAAGAAGGGTTGCCCTGCAAGAGGTGCCGGCAAAAAAATAAAATAAAACTTGCGCCAATAGGAAAAATGGTGCGAAAACCTAACCCGGCAAAGAATATTTGGGGAGAAAGAGAGGCTAACCATGAATAAATGGGAAAGAATTATTAGAGATTTTGGCGAGGCGGTTTGCAACAACCGGTTACTATTTTTGTTTTTGCTGGTAATTTTACTGGTAGTTTTTTGGGTGGGGTTGTTCACTTGCGCGAGTTGGTTTATCCCAAAAGCACACGCCGCTGAGTTTACTGACGAGCAAATCGTTGAGGCCATTTACCTGGCTGAGGGCGGAACAGCCGCACAATATGCGTATGGTATTCGCTCAATTAAATATTCCACAGTAGCGGAGGCGCGCCGGATCTGTTTTAACACAGTTAGAAATAACCGGAAACGGTTTGCTAAACAAACAAAATATACCGATTACCTGGAATTTTTAGCCAGCAGGTATTGTCCAGTAAATTGTGATAATGACCGAGGCACAAATAAATTCTGGCTAAAAAACGTTCGCTATTTTCTGGGGAGGGAATATGCCAAACGATAAATACCGTTGTCCGAATTGGGAAAAGTGTAGCAATGATGGAAAACATTGGTGTCATCATTATTTTGCGCATGAAAAGCATAATACTTGCGTAATATACGACAGCGATAGTCCACATTTTACAGGTTGTGTTGATTGCAAAAAATGCGAGGTGGTGAATGAGTAAAAATAATGACCACGGATTTAGCAAGCCCTAACGGAAATCACATGATTGATACTCTAGCTCCCAGGAGAGATTTGTTTGAGGATTCAGAGAAGCGTCAAGAAATTGCGGATATAGAAGGGGCCAGTGGATTGAAAGGAGATAAAAGATGAACATAACAATTACTTGGAAAAAAACTTGTCAAATTACTCCTGATGATTGGGCGGCTTTTACAGAGGTTCAACATTTCAAAGAAGCTGATACGTTAAAAGATGTCCATGAGGTATTGACAAAAAATATGGGGGACAAAAATTTTAACGCAGAGATACATTTTAATATATCAACGGTGGCACCATTGAGAGGAGATAAAAGATGAATATTGAAAAAAGATATAATTTTGCATTACACCTGACCGACACCGAGGGGAAACAATTATTGGAGGGGTTAAGGTATATAAAGCATAGGTTTAGTCATGCTGGAGCTGGTATTTATAAGGCTGAATGTAAGCTTGAATTTATTAACAGCCTTATTCAATTATTGGAGGAGTGAACAGAAATTTTAATAAAGTTTACCAACAGAAATTCTAAACGGAGGTGAAGAATGGAAAATGAAATCGTAGTACGGGAAGAGCAGAGTTTAACGGCAGTAGAAATTAGGAAGCAGGTAAATTTAATCCAAGAGGTTATGAAAGAGGTTATGAAAGAGGGACAACATTTTGGAAGGATCCCAGGCTGTGGAGATAAGCCAACATTATTAAAACCCGGAGCGGAAAAATTGTCCATGACATTCCGGTTGCGCCCCATTATGGATAACGACAGAGATATTGCCATAATTGATTTTCAGAATGGACACCGGGAAGTTAGGGTGTATTGCCATATTTATAATACCGCTGGCCTGGAATTAGCTACAGGTATCGGCTCATGTTCAACAATGGAAAGTAAATACCGGTATCGCGGCGGGGAAAAAGTGGGAATAGGTAAGCCCGTTCCTACGGAATACTGGAATTTGAAGAAAGCGGGCAAGGTTAAAGAGGCGCAGGAATTAATTGGCGGGGCTGGATTAGCTCCGGGAAAAATTGATGGGAACTGGGAAATTTGCCGGATAGGTGAAAAAATGGAAAATCCTGATATTGCCGACACCTATAACACGGTTTTAAAAATGGCGAAAAAACGCGCGTATGTAGATGGTATTTTATCGGCAACCGGCGCGTCTGATATTTTTACCCAGGATATTGAGGATTTACCGGCAGAAATGATCCACACTGAAACACCTGTTGCAAAAAAACAAACAGTTGTTGCTCCTAAAGAAAAAACAGAAAACCCGGCGAAAAATGCTAAGTCTGAACCAGTAAAAGAAAATACTCCCGGCACAGAACTCAATGTTTTAGACGCCCTAAAACAGCCGGAAGGTGCAACATTT